AGCGGCATCACTAGAGCGAGATAATGTCAGTCTTTACGCCTGAGTATAAGTTAAGCATCAATGGTGTGGAATACACCGATGTTGCCATTTCTGATATAGCCCATCAGGCAGGGCGTGAGGATATTTACGCACAACCAACTCCATCTTATATTCAGATTACATTGGTGGCTTTAAATAATGAAAACTACAATTTTCAAGTTAATGACGGAATAGCATTACAGGTCAAAGATAGCACCAATGTTTTTAGGACTTTATTTGGTGGCAATATTACAGACATCACAGCCGAGGTTGCATCAGCTAGTAGCATTGCAGAAACTTTTACTTATACGATCATTGCTCTAGGTTCATTGGCTAAATTGCCAAAGGTTATCTATGACGGAACATTGGCTAGAGATGATGATGGCGACCAGATGTTTGAATTGCTTGCTGATTTATTCTTGAATAATTGGAATGAAGTGCCAGCAGCTGAAACATGGGCAGGATATGACCCAACAGTTACTTGGGCAAATGCTGAAAATCTAGGACTTGGTGAAATTGATCGACCAGGAGTTTATGAAATTACAAACCGAGGTGCAAATCCTGATACTGTCTACAACATAGCAAGCCTTATTGCTGACAGCGCATTTGGTGTGTTGTATGAGGATAACGAAGGACGCATTGGATATGCCGATGCTTTACACAGACAGAATTATCTTGCCAATAATGGTTACACAGAGATTTCAGCAAACACAGCCTTTGGAGCAGGATTGAAGGTTTTAACTAGGGGCGCAGATGTCCGCAACGATGTATTCCTAAATTACGGAAACAACTTTGGTTCACAGGTAAGCGCAATTGATTTAGACAGTATTGAAATATTTGGTTACCGAGGTGAAACGATCAATACAGTCTTGCACGATGCCACCGATGCACAAGCTGTGGCTAATCGGTTTATATCCCTTAGATCCTATCCAAGAGCCTTGTTCGATAGCATTACATTCCCATTGACTAACTCAGCCATTGATGATGCAGACCGAGATGCCTTGCTTGGGATCTTTGTTGGGCAGCCAATGCGAATAACAGACTTGCCTGTCCAGATAGCCCCAACTCAACAGTTTGAGGGTTATGTTGAAGGCTGGCGTTGGAGCACTAGATTCAACGAATTATTTTTAACCATAAATCTGAGCCCGATCGAGTTCTCTCAAGTTGCAGTTCAATGGGAACAAGTATCAGCCTCAGAGGCTTGGAACACTCTAAGTGGTACACTAACATGGGAAAATGCGATTGGAGCAGTAGCCTAATATGGCAAACACAACTTATTTTGGATGGGAAACACCGGACGACACCGATCTGGTTAAGGATGGCGCAGCTGCTATCCGCACACTTGGTCAAGCAATTGATACATCTATGCAAGATCTTGAAGGTGGCACAAGCGGTCAAATTCTTAGCAAAAATTCAAATACCGATATGGATTTTGTTTGGATTAATAACGATCAAGGTGATATAACAGAGGTTCAAGCAGGAACAGGAATTTCTGTCGCATCAGGAACTGGACCAATTCCAGTTATTACAAACACAGTTGCAACAGAGTTTGATGCAAAAGGTGATTTAGTTGTTGGAACTGGTGCAGATACTTTTGACAAATTAACTGTTGGCGCAAATGATACAGTTCTTGTTGCCGATTCCTCAACCGCAACAGGGTTAAAATGGGCTACACCTGCAAGCGGAACTCCTGCATTTATTGGAGCAAGTGCAAGGGCAACTGGCAATCAAACAATTCCAAATGTGACTTTTACTGCAATTAATTTTACTGCTGCGGATTTATTTGATACCGATGCTTTTCATAATCCTTCTAGTAATAGTTCAAGAATGACCATTCCTAGCGGTAAAGACGGAAAGTATGCAATTTGGGGCAGGGTTGGTTTTAACGAAAACAACAGCACAGGTCGAAGAATTGTTGAAATATACAAAAACGGATCACAAGTTGAATACTTAAATATAGATGTTCCTGCTTCCGCCTATCAAACCATCTTAACTTCTGGAATAATTGAATTAGTTGCAACTGATTATATTCAGATATTTTTATATCAAGGTTCTGGCGCTGATCGAATAACAGAAGGAATTTATTCTGGATTTTCAATTCAATACTTAGGAGCATAATATGGAACTATGGGAAAAAATAATGACAACGTATCCTGAACTTACAGCAGATGATTTTGCAACACACGGAAGCATTAGATTGCAAGATGATGCAGATGGTTTTGGTGCTTATATTGCCAAGTGGGAATACTCTCAACCAATTCCAGAGGGCTTAACACTAGGCAAACCCTTAGCATAATTTTGACGAATTGTGCCGATGAAACCCTACCTATCTAAAGCAGCTGTGCAATTACGGGAGCAGATCGATGATTCCTTCCCAGAGCGTAGCCGTAAATCTGATGGGTGGATTGGTGATGCTAGACATAGCACACGAAAGAGCGATCACAACCCAGACACAAATGGATGCGTGCGAGCAATTGATATTGACGCTCGGCTTTCTGACGACAAAGGGCTTTCAGCATATTTGGCAGATCAAATTCGATCATACGGGAAAACCAATGGTCGCATCAGTTATGTAATTCATCAAAGCCGTATTGCATCCCCTTTGCTTGGATGGCGTTGGCGTAAATATAAGGGCAATCCTCATAACCATCACATCCATGTAAGTTTCAAGAAAGATCAAGATAAGAATTCTGAGTTTTTTCACATACCACTACTAGGAGGCAAGGCATGAAACTATCAAACAAACACAAGGCAGCAATTAAGTCCTATTTAAGAGCTGTCGCTGCTTCCGGCTTAACTGTCTTATTAGCAATCGTTGCTGACATCAGACCAGAGTTTGCAATTCTTGCTGGTGCATTGGTTGCACCTATTGCTAAGGCATTAGATCCAAAGTCTGGCGGAGAAGCTGATTACGGACTTAATGCAAAATGACAGCCAACGAATGGGTTGGTATAGCCGTTGGCGTATGCGCAATCACAACAAGTTTATTCATGGGTCTGCGTTGGGTTATTAAATCCTACTTAGCAGAACTAAAGCCAAACTCAGGCACAAGCATGAAAGATCAAATTACAAGACTTGAACAGCGTGTCGATGATCTGTTTGTCTTAATCAGTAAGCGATAATTTTAATTATGGCGAACACACGAAAACCTATCAAACGCAAAAAGATCAATCGTCGAGTCGTTCGCCAAACTCCTGAGCCATTAAGCAAGATCGATCAACATTACTTGGCTCTGCACGAATGCTACAAAGCAGCTAGAAAAGCAGGATTCACACCTGAGCACGCTTTCTGGCTTATGACTGAAGTAAAAACATTTCCCAATTGGGTCGTAGGCGATGGAGGGATTATTCCTTCCATAGATCCAACTGACGATGAGGATGACGATTAAACGATACTTGGTAATTTCGGATTTACAAATCCCATACCACCATGAAGTAGCAGTCAAGAATGTCATTAAGTTAGCCAAACGAGAGAGGTTCGATAGTGTTCTTTGCGTTGGCGATGAAATCGATTTTCAAACAATTAGCCGATGGGCTGAGAAAACACCTTTGGCTTATCAACAAACTTTGGATGATGACCGCACAGCTACTCAAGAGATCCTTTGGGCTCTCACAGAGCACAGCCGAGAAGCTCATATTATCCGCAGTAATCATACTGATCGCTTATATAACACTCTCCTAAAAGTTCCGGGAATGATCTCACTTCCCGAATTGCAGTATTCCAAGTTTATGGATTTTGATTCTATGGGCATTACCTTTCATAAAACATTCTATGAATTTGAAAAGGGCTGGATTTTGGCTCATGGCGATGAGGGCAACATGAACCCCAACGCTGGACAGACTGCCCTAAATCTTGCCAAAAAGGCAGGAAAGAGCGTGGTTTGTGGTCACACCCATAGGTTGGGTATGTCTGCCTACTCAGAGGGGCTCTACGGGGCTTACAGACCCCTTTACGGGGTCGAAACAGGCAATCTCATGAACAGGGCAAAAGCCTCCTATACTAAGGGCTTGGCTAACTGGCAAATGGGCATAGTTTTAATGGAATGGGATGGCAAGAATATGAGCGTGCAAATGATCCCAATTAACAAAGATGGCAGTTTCACAGCTCTTGGAAAGTCTTATGGGGCGTGAAACCGATTATCACGAACGCACGATTGATGACCATATCGATGATTTTGAGGATATTAGCGTTATCTAATCGTTATACAACACTCCGAAAGAAAATAACCAAGCGTCCTTGATTTAGGTCATACTTTCTGTATCCACACGAACGCTGTGGGTAAAGGGAGCAGTATGAAAATCAACGGAATCACCATTTTATGGTTTATGATAGCAACGGGCTTGTTAGCCTATGCAGTTAATCTATGGCAAACCGAAATTTACAATCGGGGCTATTGGCGTGGTCGTGCAACGGGTTGGGATATGCACCGCAGAATGATCACTATTAAGCAGCAGTCAGATGAAGTTTTTGATTATGACAAAAACTGAGCAGCTATTTGATGAGGTCATTACTACAATCCAACAGCGTGGAAGTGTGTACGGACATCCTTACTATAACCACAAACGAATTGCAGGTCTTTGGTCTGCATATCTCGATTTCCCTATCACACCACACCAAGCTGCATTATGTATGGCACTCGTCAAGGTTTCTAGGCTTAGTGAAACTCCAGACCACGAGGACAGCATCAAGGACTTCATTGCCTATGGGTCTGTCTATAAAACCGTGCTCGATGCAGTCAAAGACGAAAACTGGGAGGATTAATAATGGCTTTTAATTTAGAGGATTATGAAACAGTCGAATCAAGATTGGAGAAGTGGCATGGAAAATTTCCTGACAACAGGATCGAAACTGAACTCATCGAGGCATCAAACACTCGATTCATTGTATTTTGTAAATTATTCAAAACGGAAGCCGACCCGAAGCCATGTGCAACTGGGCTCGCTTTTGAAACAATTTCGGATCGAGGTGTCAATGCTACTTCTGCGTTGGAGAATTGCGAAACTTCAGCGATTGGCAGAGCGCTTGCAAATGCAGGTTTTGCAGCTAAAGGCAAGAGAGCATCTCAGGAGGAAATGAGCAAGGTAAAACAAGCAGAAAAACCTTTCGAGGTAGCCAAATCATTTCAAGACAAATTACAAAGCCGGCAAAACATGTATGGCAAAGCCGGAAGCAAGTCGGCACAAATCGAAACGATCTTGAGAGATAGTTTTGCAGCTGATAAGAAAGAACCTGAACCTGTTGCTTGGTCTGTTGGTGATGTTGTAGATCAAATTGGATCAGCAATACCTAATGAACCACCTGCATGTCAGCATGGTCATATTTTGAAAGAGGGAATCTCTAAAGGAGGTAAGCCTTACTATGGTTATGTTTGTAAAGCAAAAGAATGTCCAGCTAATTGGGCAACACTCACAGCTAATGGAAAATGGTATTTCAAAGGAGGTGAATAAATGGGTGAATTACAAATAATTGACGGCTCTGGCTTAACTGCCACCTTTACAGATGACGGAGTAAAAGTAGAGCCATCAATGGTTACTTGCGACTTATGCAACGATGACAGATTACTTCATGAGGGCGATCTGCTTCGATGCTATTCCTGCCATGCAATAAACCGAATTCCTTATCATGCCTAATTACGATTACATGTGCGATGGTGAGGGGTTATTGATTGTATTGGATTTACCAATGGATCATAAAATCCCTCATTGTCAAGTATGCAATGCACCTTTAAGGCGTGTCTTTACAGCTGTGCCTACGATCTTTAAAGGAACTGGATGGGCTGGCAAAGATGGTTAATTTCAGATGTAACTTCTGTTCAGCCAATACTGAGTTTAAATGGTTGGATGAGTTTGCAACGCATGAAGGATTTAGGGTATTTCAATGCCTCAAGTGTTGTGCCGTTGGAACGAAAAACCTAGCTGAACAAACCGATACACAAGAACCTGTAAGTCGATGCCCTAAATGTGGATCATGGATGTTTGCAGAAATGGAGTGCCATACATGTGCAATTCTCATGATGAGTTAACACACCAGATAGATTGGGCTTATCAAAACAAGCTGCGCTCGCAATGGCTGTTAGATAATCCTGATGCACAATACATAGGATGGATGTCTATATGAACGCCACGCCGTCTGACCTGCGGTTATTCCGAGCGATTTGGAAGCGTATGCTACCCTTAAACGCAAATTCGCTTTCAGAGCGAAAGGGCGATCTGCGAAGCAGAAAGATCGCAAGGTTTGGTTTGGTGATA